GGATTGGCAAGGCAAGTTCGGGACCATGTACACCTTCGAGATAGCCTTCGCAGACGGGACGGTAGGAGAGGCCAACAGCAAGACCGCCGAGCCTCCGTACAAGGTGGGCGACGAGGTTTACTATGAGGTACAACGGGAGAACCAGTACGGCAAGAAGCTCAAGATCTCAAAGAACCCGCCTATCCCCGGAGGCTTCCCAGCCGCGAACCCGCAGAAGGACAAGCAAATTATTCGCGGGATGTGCCTGAAGTTGGCGGGCATGGCGTGGGCCAATCAATACAAGCACAAGGAGTTTTCTACCCCGCACGAGGTGCTGGTTAAGGACGTCATTATGCTGGCCAAGAAATACGAAGCAGCTTTCAACGAATGGATGAACGAGTAAGCGACTGCTGTGGGGCCGCCCCGGTCCTGACCAGCGAAGACGTGGGTATCTGCCCGGAGTGCAAAGAACATTGTGAATACGTCGACGATGAGGACTGACATACCCCACGAGGAGCGCGTCACGCGGATCATGTTTCTCCAGGAGTTCCGGCGCAACCTCTACAAGGGGAGAGCCAAGAACGGACTGAATAATCGACAGGTCTTGCAATACGACAGGGAGATACGGCAGGTCAAATTTGCCCTGAAGAAACTTGATCCCGATGGCATCTTTGGGCCATGAAGTATTGGTTTGAAGTAGAGGACGCGCAGCGGTATGGTCTCCCAGCCGCTGCCGTTCTTTCCCATCTCAAGTATTGGATTGAAAGGAACGAGCACGAAACCGGGCGCCCCTGCGTCACTCAAACCGTGGCCAAGATGGGCGAGTATCTTCCGTTTCTTTCTCACAAACAGATCCGCGCGGCGTTGCGTAAGCTGGTCGATTTGGAGGTGTTGAGCCGGGAGCGAAATGGGTTCGACCCGGTGTATACATATTGCCTAATGGACGAAAGGGAAATCAGGGGGACAAAAGGTACAATAGCTGACGACCAAAAGGGACACCACGTGATGACCCAAAAGGACATCAGTACTTATAGAAACAATAAAACAGAAGAGAAAACAAACGCGCGCGAGGATTTGGAATACCAGAGACCAACCGAGGAGGAGGTCGTGGAGTATTTGGTAGATATTGGCGGGGCCGATCTTGCGCCCGACCTCGGCCCAGCGTTCTACAATTACTACGAGGCGAACGGGTGGATGGTCAACGGCACCCCGATTGCGAAGTGGAAACCCAAGGCCCGGCAGTGGCTATCGAATGAAAGAAACAGACAGAGCAATGACAGACGAAAAGGATTTAATCCAAAGGGATTCACTCCCGACGGCCTCAAGGACTTCATCGCTAACGGTTAGTAGTGTGGCCCTCCTGAAGGGAGAAAGTCGAAATTTGACCCCTCAAAATGCGTGGGAGGGGGGTACAAACATCCGCACGGCCCTGCGACTTCACCCGCAGCAGGTTCGGGCGTGGTTTTTTTTGGAGCTGGGGAAGCTGATCAAGTTCGTCGATGCGACCAAGACCATCCAGGACGACGAGGAAATGAAGGAGACGGCCCGCGCCCTAATGGAAGAATTCCCCGCCTTCCGCCTCGAAGAGTTCAAGCTCGTATTCGAGTACATCAAGCGCGACAAGTTCGGACCCATGTACGGGCGGCTGAAGCTGGGGGAGCTTATGACGTGCTGCCGGAAGTGGGAGGAGATGCGAGCGGAGACAATTTTGGAGCGTCAGCATCGTCCGGAATTTGACCCGTACCAGAGAGGGTATAACCGCGAACAACCCCGGAAGGCTATCTTGTTGACCGTCGAGGACCTCATCGAACTCGGCGAGATCAAACCGAAATGACCCCCGGCATACTCCTCGCAATCGCAATTCTCACCTTCGCGCAAATCGGCGCGGAGTATTACCAAGAGCACCAGGTGCGCCTGTTCAATCTCGTCGTATTTCTACTCGCGTGCCTAGGCCTGTTCGTATGACCCGAAAGAAACTCATCGCCCGCCTCGATCGGGTCTTCTCCCAATGGGTACGGAGCAAGGACGCAGACCATAGGGGGTACGTGCAGTGCTTTACGTGCGGGGTGTGGAAGCATTGGAAGACCGTCGACGCGGGACACTTCCAAAGCCGGGCCAAGTTCTCGACCCGATGGGACGAGAGGAATGTAAAATGCCAGTGTAAGAGCTGCAACGGATTCCGGAGCGGGGAGCAGTACAGATTCGCCCGCAACCTGGACGCCGAATATGGGGAAGGAACGGCGATGGAAATCGAAGCCCTAAGCAACACGACAAGGAAATACAGCGTCGAGGAACTGGAGGCCCTCATCGATGTCTACAACCGACGCCTCCGGAAGCTATGACCCTGGACGGATACCTTGAGCGCAATTACGACGACCTCCTGCAAGCCGCTTATAGGATCGCAGGGAAGGACGGGCCGGACCTGCTGCACGAGGTTATCCTACAGCTCTACCAAACGAAAGACGAAACCATCGACGGCCTGCTCGAAAGGAACCAGCTGAAGTATTGGGCGCTGCGGGTCATGGTCAACAACTACAACTCGAAGACCTCCCGATATCATTACAAATGGCGAAAGGATTTAGAGCGCCGCAGGAAGTTCGCTCACCATATCGTCGACTGGTGGGACGGGGACGGGGTAGCGGCACACCGCGACGAGCTCCTGACCCACATCGAAGAACGCCTCGCCGACCTCCCCTGGTTCGATGCGGAGGTCTTTGCGATATATTTCGAGGATGGACACACCCTCGATTCCTTCGCGGAGTCGACGGGCATCTCCCGACATACCCTTTACACCACAATTCGACGTGTCAGAAAACAACTCCAAGGGACTCGGCGACAGGATCGCGCAGTTCACGAAGGCGACGGGGATAGATAAAGCCGTGAAAGCCGTCGTGAAGGACTGCGGGTGTGAGGAACGCCGCGCGAAACTGAACGCCATCTTCCCCGGTAGGAATGTCGAGATGTCCGAGGAGGACGTAACGGCTTACGAGGAGCTGCTCCCGTCCATCGAGTATTCCAAGAAATCGGGAACCCGCCTATCGCGTGCCCAGTGGCGCGATATCTACGGCATCTTCAATCGCACCTTCAACGCCAACGAAAGGCCCTGCAACTGTACCGGAAAGAACAAAAGCATGGTCGAGAAACTACAACGAGCCTATGAGTATACGTGTAAACCTTAAAACCTGGAGCGACTACCCCGACGCAGTATCGAACAACGCGAAGAAGGGCATCGAACTAAATGAGAAGGTCGGCAATAAGTGCGCCACCCAAGTCGGGAAGGTCCGCGCCCAACAGCTAGCCCAAGGGCAAGCGGTCTCCTTCGATACCGTACAGCGGATGTATTCATATCTTTCCCGCGCGGAGGAGTATTACGACGAGTCAGATACGCAGGCTTGCGGAACTATTTCGTACCTTCTATGGGGAGGTCTGGCCGGGAAGCGGTGGGCCGAAAAGATAATGCGCGAAGAGGGCAAACTGTGAAAATCATAACCGCCGGCCAGCTTGACGGGTACCAACGCAGGAAGGACCGCACCGTTTCCCTCCGCTTCATTACCCAGGAGAAGACCTCCGGAGAGATAGCGGACATAGATCGCCTCGTTGATACGTTCGGGATTCTGTACTTCCGGGGGGAGGAGAAGATGAACCGCGATGAGGTCGATGAATTGGACGCGGTGGAGCTGGACCTATACGACGAACCTAAGAGTCAAAGCCAACGCCTACGGAACGTCCTGTATAAGGTGTGGATGCAAGACCCGACCGGGACCTTCAAGGAATACTACAAGCATGAAACAGAACGCATCATACAGCACTACAAGGGAAAGATCCATGAGTAAGCAATACGCATACCGCGCCACCTTCTACGGTTATATGGGGGTGCTGGCAATCCTGCTATATTTAGCCCTGCATGGCTGAGATTTACAAGGCGGTATTTACCTGCCCCGAATTGGACGAAAGAGAGGTATGGTACGTTTCCAGCAGGAAACACGCCGAGCTAATGTTGAGGCGCCACATCTCCACCCCACGGACGAAAAAGAAGGCTATGAGGTACGAACACGCCACATACAGCCTAAGCGTCACCCCCGTCTTTGAAAGTACCGGAGACGCCCAATACGACCCCAGAGGATAATGCCACTACCCGAAAAAAAAGAGGGCGAGAGTAAAAGCGAATTCATAGCCCGCTGCATAGCAGACGACACCTCGAAGAGGGAGTTTCCCGATATGGTGCAGAGGGTGGCCGTATGTATCAATCAGTCGGAGAAGTAGACGCAAATGGACGCACAAAAAAAGGCGATGGTGCAAGCCCTGGAGCGGTCGCTCGGTATTGTCTCTACCGCGTGCAAGACGGTGGGCATCTCCCGGCAGACGCATTACAACTGGCTCGAAGATCCCGAATACAAGAAGGCGGTGAGCGAGATAGGCGACGTGGCCCTCGACTTCGCCGAGTCACATCTTCACAAGCTGATAAAGGACGGCAACCCCGCGGCCACGATTTTCTACCTCAAGACCAAGGGCAAGGAGCGCGGGTACGTGGAGCGTCAGGAGATAGCCGTCGCAGAGAAGAAGCCGCTGTCCTGGTTCACCGATGACAACGCGGACGTATCGTAAATTCACAACATGACTTGGAACACATTCGACACGCGGCCTGAACTCGAAGGCTTCTATTTGGTCTGCAAAGCTGACGAGCCGGAGGAGGCTTCGTGGCATTCGGCCGTTATATTCTTCTGCATGAAGCACGACCCGGAAGGCATCTGGGAAATTGAGGACGCCGATTTCGATGGCCCCCCGACACATTGGGCAAGGATTCCGGACGTTGCGTGAAGCAGCCCGCCACGTACTACCACGTCAAGGGGTGCGCCTCCCGCATCCAAGTACACCAAG